AGCATCTGACGGTGAAGCAGGGGCATGTCATACATCTGAGGCGCTTGTTGCGCCAGTTGCAATGCCGCCTGATACTGCATGATTCGTTGCGCCATCGTCCCTGCATTAGGGTCGCTGACTGGAATAATGTCGATTCTGTCGTCGAAGTCTTCCTTTACCAATGGCTTGTTATCGCCATCGTAAGGATATACATCTGGGCCATAGTCTTTGACTAGCTCAGAAAGGATCTTAAGCTCTTTAGAGACTGACGCATGAACGCGGCTTTGTACCGCGCTCAATACCTTCATCTCGCGCTCAAGGATCGCAAGCGTGGTGCCAACCGGTGCTTCGCCGTTAATATCGGACGCTTTTACATCTGCCGCTGACGCAAACCTTCGCCCCTCTTGCACGATATCGCCAAGCAGTTGATACAGCACATTGCTTGGTTCCTTGTAGGGCATAAAGGTTATGTTGTCGCGGATTGCACCACCCGGAACGTCTACATCGCGGAATTCCCCCGGCATAATAGGGGTATCGTCTCCCTTTATGCGCAGTCCGCGTGATTTAAGACCTCCCGGTAGGTTGGCAAGCGTTCCAGCATCAACGAGCTGTCGTAGTAGCGAGGTCGCTGACTTCGACAAGCCGCCGATCATGTGCACTAGCCCGAAGCCATAAAATCCTAATCCGGGCAAATACTGGTAGTGCACGTAGTGCTCGCGGCGTAGCTTCTTGGGGTCGTCTTCATACCAGTTGCGACGGACTGACAGTATCGTTCTGGACGACTTGTCAATCGTAACAACGTAAGGAAGCGCTATCCCCGTGGGCTCGCCACGATCTGTGTCTTCAAAACCCGGCAGGTCGAGATCAACATGCATCTCGAGCAGGGTGTGCCGGTTATCGAATTCATAGTTCTCTGAGTCGCCCGTCAGCCGGTTGTACTTCTGCTGTATCTCCGAGATGTCGGGTGACGGCGGGGGAAGATCGACATTCATGTAGAAGCCGGCAACCTGTAGCTTCCGGATGTCGTTCTGCGACCGCTTCATGATGTGAGTGGCCCGCTGGCAGGTCGACAGGTCTGACGCGCCGTAGCTCACCACAAAATCCTCCGCCGGTACAAACATGGCGCAGGGGCGTCCCAAGCTGGGATCATAGTACACTTTACGGAATGCAGAGCCTGCAATGGGGAGCGAGAACAGCAATTTTTCTGTTTCGGTCCTGTACTCTGTCATGCGCTGGGTAATCAGGTAGTTTAGGTAGTTCTGTACCCGATTAGCCTGCTTGGTCTTTTCGTCGTCAATTTTGCCAACGATTGTCGTCTTTACGGGGCCGCTAGCAGGATATATCTCCTGAATAGTCTGCGCCTGAAAGCGAACAACCGCCTCGGAAAGCATTGGGTGAAATACACCACAAGCGCCCTCCCAAGGCGTGGATCTGTCCTCAAACTTAAGGCCGAGCAGATCAAGACCTCGGACGTAAGAGTCCTCCCAGTCTGCGCGGCTCTGACGGTCCGACTCGAACTGTGCAATCAGCTCATGCGACAGCATGTCGAGTTCAGCCTCGCCCATAAACTCGGCAAGGTTAGCATCGTGAGACATACCCATTAGCTCTCCGGCTTCTGGGTCAAAGTCAATAACCATGCCACCCTCTTCATCAAAGATGCCGACGGACTCAGGGTCTTCTATGACTATCTCAATCGCTTCGTCTTCGACCTCATTTGGGTCGAATGGTGTGCCGAGTTTATCTATGGCCATGATTAGCCCATTTTGTTGGAGTGTTTGGTGCCCTTGGTTGCCGCACCGCAACCACGAGTCATACCGCCTGCGGCCATTCCCTTGGGCTTCATGGTTTTACCGCCCTTGGTATAGCACTTGGTCTTCATCTTTCCGCCCTTGGCGTAGCCCTTACTCTTCATCTTCATCTGTCGCCCCTTAGTAGTAGTCGGCTCTCCTGCCGTAATCGGTAGGTCCGTCCTCTTCGTCGGTGTAGAGGGGCACAAATCCGCCTTGCCTAAACCGCAGAAGGGCCTGCGTAGAGGAGTCAACCAAGTCATCGTGCTCCCCAGCAGGGAACGCGGCGAACTCTTCGACCACTTCTTCCGCAAACCTTGTTTGTGGCGCCCAAACAACGCCAGATGCGAACAAGTCAGCTACAGCATTGACTCGCGCTATCTTATCATTTCCTCGAGACGGCGTGTATTCCGCTACCGGAATGCCCATCGCTCGAAGCTCAAAAATTAGAGGCATCCCTGCCGCTTTAGCCTCCACTATAAAAGCATCGGGTTGCATGTCTGTCCAAAGCTCGTAGGCTTTGCGTTTCAGATCAGGAAACTCCAAACGCTCTTTATATGCATCCAGTAGGATGATGTTGGGCTTTGATAGGCCCTCGTCGTCAGGCATGTAGAACACGCCCCACGTTGTGCAAGCGGAAAAGTCAGACCGCTGGGTTTTTAAAAACGCTGTATCCCAAGATTGGATAATAAACTCGCACGGCGGGGGTCGGTCCTTTTCCCAGACTTGCCACCACTCGCGTTTGATTAAAGCGCCCTCTTCGGACGTTGGGTTTTGCTGATACTGCGCGTTCCACTTAGGGGAGGGCAGTTCATTGCGTAGAGCCTCAAGCTCTGCGATGCTCCAGAATTCAGGCCACAGGGCTTTCCCTGATGGCATGATTGCCGGAAACTCAATAACCTCCCACTCATCGGTGCCTGACCTCTGAGCGGAGGATTTAAGAATCTTGCCGGTTAGGTCTCGCATGTGCCAGCGAGTCATCACAATGATGATGGCGCCCCCCGGCTGGAGACGCTGTCGAGGACCGGACGTGTACCAGTCATAGGTGCGGTCAAAAACCGACGGATCTCCCGACTGACCCTCCTGTTCTGAGTGGGGATCGTCGATGATCAGTAGGTCAGCACCCTTACCGGTTACGGCACCGCCAACACCGATAGCGAAGTATTCGCCCCCGTCATTGGTGCTCCATCGGCCTGCGGCCTTTGAGTCTGCCCTCAGTTGCAGATTTGGAAAGACTTCCTTGAAGTCATCCGAGTCCACAAGGTTTCTCACCTTTCGGCCAAAACCTACCGACAATTCGGCGGTGTGCGCCGTCTGAATCACTTTCTTGCCGGGATACTGGCCCAGAAACCATGCCGGTAACAAGTAAGAAGCAAATTCAGACTTGGTGTGTCTGGGCGGCATATTAATGATCAGACGCTTTAGATCGCCTCGAGCAATCTTCTCGAAGGCTTCCGCCATGATCTTGTGGTGTCTGCCCTCAATAAAGGCCGGCCACATATGCCCAACAAACCCCATAAAAGAGGTTTGTGCGCTTTCAATTTTTCGTTGCTCCTCGATTCGCCTGAGTTGCTCTGCAACCCGTAGCTTAACCTCGGGAGATGCGCCCTTTAGCTTTTTGGCTAGCTGGGGCGTTATTAGCTCTGACATTTACGCCATCCCGGCTGATTTTGTCCTCTTAAACGAGCGATTCTTTGACTTTGACGCCACCTTTAGGTTTGATCGCTTGTTACTGCCGCCCTTTGCTAGCGGCTTCTTGTGGGCGCCATCCTTGCCATCGCCCTTTCTAACCCTGCCTGCGCGCTCCATCTCGGCCCTTGCCCAGTTTCTCTTGGCTCGGTTCTTTTTCTGCTTGGGTTTGGAGTGGTAGTTTTCATACTCCTTGCGGTAGTTCCGCATTAGAAGTATCCGCCCTTCCCTGCGCCATAGGACGGCATCGCGCCCCCTTTGCCCATGCTGTAGGGGTTTCTGGCCTGACCATACAGTCCGCCGGTCATTGGCATGAATGAGCGTCCATAGTAGCCGGGAGCTTGGTAGCCTTGGCCGAACTGCCGCTGGTAATAAGGCTGTGTGTATGGGTTGGCGCCAGTGCCAAAGCCGCCCTCAGCGTCGTTGGTCTGAGTCATTGTGGGCTGTTGAGTCTGAGGCGTATAGCGCTGTTGGATTTGGCTCATGCGGTCAAGGCCGGTCTGGAACTGCTCCGGTGACATTTGACTGAGCGCCATCAGGGCGTCAAGCCCGCCATACTGGTTCATTCTAATGACCCGCCTTCTTTGATTAGAACGCCGTCAATAGTGGCGGCAATCGCGTTGTTCTGGTTTTTATTACAGATCGCCGTGAACTGTATATCACTTTTCTCTGGCACCTTCAGCGGAAACTGGTAGGGGAACAGGATTTCGCCGCCGATCATGTCAATCTTGGTGGCGGTGCGAAACACACTCCCCTCGTTTCTCACCTTAAATCTTACCGTTATGAAGGCGCCTGAGGTATCGGTGCCATGTGTGGCGGTGTTAGCGCCCACATAAAGTGTTTTACCGGCAGGGACGGTGTAAACGGCCATGAGGGTTTGGTTCTCGCCGGCTGTGATTCTGGCGTAGGTGGTCGCCCCGATGGTGAAATTAATGTTGCCAGCCGGTTCTGAAGCTACGGTGATGTAGGCGCGGTGTGCTCGGTAAAAGCTCAGTTCTGTGGTGTAGGTGCCAGAACCGTTGAGGGTAAAGGCTTCTGAGATTTCGTTGTAGTTTGAGTCAAGACCTTGGACAACACCGGTGACTCCGGCATCTGTTGCGCCCGAAGCGCTGGTGACAACCAACGGCGCGGCGGTGGCAATGAAGCTGTATGTGCCACCCACGTCCCAGATTGTCTCTTCCACGTTAATGATTAACGGATTGTAGCCATACTTAAAGAGTGGCTCATGCAGGGCAATCTGCCCACGGGCAACCTGAAGCTCGAACGGCTCGGAAGTCCCTCGCTGTGTTACCGAACTAATACTGGTAGCCATTAAATTACCCCAAAGAACTATAGGAATATCTATGAACATCTAGAGAGAACGTCCTAGACGGTACTAACTAGATAAATCCTAAGCAGATATATGAGCCAAGGCCCTAATCAAAAGGGTCTTGGCGAGAAAATACACAGAAGAGAAGTTGACAGCTCCTAGAAAAGAAACAGCCTAGGAGATTCCTAGGCTTAGAAGAGTCCTAGGTAGTAAATCCCCACGGATTATAGAGATACTACCCCCTTGACACGAACATGTCTACAGGTTTTTCCGTATGACATAGTTTTTTTTCGCATAAAAATCAGTAATTTAAGAAGAAATGCCAAAAATTGCCAAAAATATATGCACCACTAGGATTCCTAGGGCCTTTTCTGACAAAAAAAGGGCCAGAATTACTAGTGTGACACCT